CAATTTATTATCTATCCAATATTTTAATTGTTTATAATGTGTTAAAATTTGATTAAAAGGTAATTCTCCTAAATCCTCTACTCCCATTGTTTTTACCAATTCCATATTAATATATTATAATATTTTGTTATTCCCGTTTTAACTTTTATATATATCCTAAATCTAAAAAGGGAATTTATATTTTTAATAAATCTTTACAATCTATATCAATAACATAGTGTCCCCATTTTCTATCAAATCTTTTTAAAAATCTACTTGGATATCCTGTTAAACTTTTATCAAATTTAAAATAATATAATCCATCTGTGAAATTAAAACAAAAATATAATTCATATCCTTCATTATATTTCTCCATCGCATAATCAATTTTATTTTTACCGATTATAGTGGTATCATATCTATCTTTATTTACTCTCCTGCTTTTTAATTCTATTAATATTTTTTTATCATTTACTTTAAAATCAAAGTGGTTCATCGTATCTGTTTTTGTTATTGAACTACCAATCCATTCCTCAATTTGTTTTTGTGTGCTTAATTCTTTATTTAAACCATAATTTAAATCTTTTGATAAACTCATTTATATATTATATATATATATAAAAAAATTTAGATTTTTACATAAAAAACGCATTTATTTACTTTTTTCTTCTAAACATCATCTTCATAGAAATAGAACTTAAATTAAACATTTGGACTGGAATTAATGAACCATCCATTCTATTTTTCCAATATACTTGGACATCAATATTTTTAATTTCTTGATTAGATGACGATAACGAAATCATCCGATATTCAGCACTGGGGACATATTCTACAAAATGTCTATAATCATCTGCCGAACCCATCGGTAAAGCAATATCAGTAATTATAGGTTGGAAAGCATTTTGAGTTGTTGAACTTGAAGCATCATTTGAATCGCCAAATCGTTGGGGTTGTCCAACATATTCATTAACAACAGGTATTAATGTTGTTGTAAATACAATACTTTCTATCGGCGACCATAATGAAGAAGTTGATGAATAATCTTGTTTTACCATCATACACTCTACGGCGGTGGGACCCACAACTCCAGGATATGCGTGTGTTAAGGCATTTCCATTCCCAGCAAATATCCTGTTATTATCTACATCGGCACTCGTCCCAGTCAGTCCAGGAATACCACCAATAGTAGCGGTTGTTGAAAGTGGTGGTGCGGGAAGTAATCTTGGAACATAGGTTAAAATTTGATATGTTCTATTATTTGTGGCAACATCTCCACCCCAATATCGCATTGGGAAATTAGCAAATAATCCATACATATTTGAGTTAAAAAACATATCCCAATTTTCAGTTTGAGTAGAACCAACAAGAGTATTACTACGGGTATTATCAACTCCCAACATTACTGGATTAGCAAGTGTCGCACCCGCACCACCAAATCCATCACTACCCCAACCATAAGCATCGCAATATAACTCAAATAATCCTGTGGTGGAATTATATTTCATAATAGGACAATGACTTTGGACTTGAAGCAATGGAAAAGCAGTAGTAAATTGGTTTTCTATATCCTGCCACGCTTGTGCGAAAGTATTATTAACCATACTTTCAACTGCTTTATATGTAGAAATATAATAATATCTTGTTGCTGTATCCTGTGTTGTTGTCGCTACCCCCTGTTGTGGAAGTGGTCGTCGTGCTTCCATATCTTCGGGAACAAATATCAAACTATTTCCTTGTTGAATTACACCATTTAATGCTGGTGGTAATCCAGCAGTTGTATCACCAGTTGGATTTAATGAATATTCGCTACTATAATATTCAACACCATTTAATACTGCTCTTAATGTAATTTTATATACTGATTTATTTGTTGCCACTATTTGTTGAACTGATGGTTGAACTCCCGCAACAACAGGTGGGGTTAATCCCATTTCAATTACAGGCATCCACATCGGTAAATCCCTACCAGCACCATTCATCGTAAATCTAACAATGGCAAATTCATAATTAGATGCGTTTTTAATCATAGGACTATCCCTTGTTTCGTTAAATTGGACTTCGGGGTCTGTTCCTGAACCTTGGTCTACAACTCTTCCATTTACAATATCACAATTATAATAAACTGCTTCGTAATCTCCACTATCATCTCTACTCCCTAAAAATGAATACATTATATATATAATAAAGACATATTATTTTTTATATTATTATTTATTCTTTATTATATTATCCGTAAGAATAGTAATAATATCATCGCTTTTCACATCTTTATTTTCCCAACTATCTAATAATTTATTATATCTGTCCATTGGCATTTTATATAATAAAGTTCTAAATACAATATGTCTACCACAAGTATTAACATCATCTCTATAAGGTTGTGATTTTCTTTTATTTGATTTTAATGTATATCCCGCTTTTTTTACCAAATTGGTTAATAATGGCATTCCTGTATTTAATTCTTTATCTTCTTTATCAGTTAGTCCTAATTTTTTACCTTGTGTATCCGCTTTAAATCCATACGGGTCATAAAATTCTATTGTATCTCCTTTTTTTATTAAACTAATCCAATGTCCGCTGTTAGAGTTTTCCGTTAAATATAGCATAATTGCTCGTCCTTTTCTATCAAAAACTTCGTCAATATGACGAACATTTTCTAATTCAGGGTAAGTAAATATATTTGTATCAGGTTCTAATATTTTATCAAAGTCATCATTACTTAAACTATATTCTTTTATTTTTTCTACATCTTTTTTTGTATTAATCATATAATATTTACTGATATTATATAATTATTTATAAATCTTGAAAATTCTTAAATATATTCCACCACACAAACAATTACAATTTATTTCAATTTTAATAGATTTATCAGTTTCACTAATATATTTGTAAGTTATTTTTGGTTCGGTTATTTCTATTTGCTCAAAGTATTCGTGGTTTTCTTCTGTATCCTCCCAATAACCAACACACCATTTCATAAAATTATTAATTTTATATTTTTGATTTCTTGATATATGTTTGTATTTCATCGTTCCGAAAGAACTTATATAATCCATATTGTTATTAATATCATTTATAATTATAGATTGAAGTTCTTTAAAATTATCCCCAAATTCCTTAATAGGTATTTCTTCATTTAAATTCCATATATATGCCATATTCTTTTATAGAATATATATGTGATTTATCTTTAAACCCCTGAAATAAATGGTTTTTCTTGGCGACATATATATATATTTTTACATTCACATAAACCTCCTTCATCAAAATTATAACATAGATGAATTCTTATATGTGTTTTATTAATATGAATTTGTAGGTGTTTAGTATCTCCATCCCAGAATTTTTTTAGTTTTTTCATTTGATATTGTGATATTTTTTTTAATCGTTTTTTATATTTAAAATTATGTATTTCAACCATTATAAATAATAAACATTCTATAAATTGGACATTTACTCCTTTATCAATATAATTATTTTTTAAAAATGTATCAAAATCATTATTATTATATGTGTTTTTTTCAAAATCACTAAAATAACATTTATCCTCAAAATTTTCAAAATCAAAATAATCGGCACACCACGTTTCCATATTCTTTTATAGAATATATATGTGATTTATCTTTAAACCAAGAAAGTAATTAATTATTATTAATTAATTAATTTTATTATTTTATTCATTCATAAAGGATATTTGATGTTGCCTTTCTTCATATAAATTATATATGTATGATAATATATCATTATCATAATCATTTTCTATTATTTCCATATCCCAGTTTGCGTATATATAACAGGAGAAGTCCTCCTCATCAAAATCATCATTTACCACATATTCATCAGTTAAAGCGTCAATTATTTCATCTACATTATGAGAGCGTTTTTTATTATCGTATAAATATTCCATTATTCTTTTATATAATCTATAAGTGATTTATCTTTAAACCAAAAACACAATAATTAATTAAAATATTAAAAAAAATAATTGATTTTCCAACTTTTTCCTGTTATACTATCAGGAATTCTATTTTTTGCTGTAATATATAATAAAAAAAATAATTAAATTATATCATATATATATGATATAATATAT